TTTAAATGATATTTTGTTCCTTTTCCTTGTTGTTCTGAATGCCAATATAAACCATTAAATTCTATAGCAAGTTTTTTATCAGGAATAATTATATCTAATTCAAAAGGATCAATTAATGATCTGTCATTACATAATATAGTTCTTTTATTATCTAATTGTTTTAACCAATCTTGTATTTCTAATTCTGGTTTAGAAACACTATTAGTACATTTAGGACAACCAAACATCCTATTTATATGATTGTTAATTCTTTGTTCAAATACTCCATGTACAGGACATATAATCTTTACTTTATCATAAGAATTATTAATAGTTGTAATAAGTGAATAATTATATTTTCCACCATGAATTTCATTTGCTCTATCAATAAAATATTTTAAATCATCTTTATTGTTTTTTGATACTGTATCAATACCACATTTATAACATCCATTACCTTGTAAATGATATGATGGTACTTGTTCAAATACGCCATGTTCATGACATATAATTTGTACTTTAGTTCTTGCATTTTTATATTGTACAAGTTTATAATTATACTTATCACCATGTATACAATAAGCATCTTCTATAAACTGTTGAGTGTTTTTTCTTCTGTTTTTTGCAATAATCTCATATTGACATTTTTTACAACCTCTTCCATTTATATGATCTATAGCTCTTTGTTCAAATTCACCATGTATAGGACATATAATTTTAACTTTAGTATTACTATTTTCGTATTGTACTAAAGAATAATTATACTTGTTATTGTGTATTTCTTTTGCACGTTCAATAAAATCTTGTGTAGTTAATTTTTTCATAATATCTTTAATAAACTCCTGTATTTCTAATTCTGGTTTAGATACACTATTAGTACATTTAGGACAACCATATCTAAGATTTAAATGATTTCCTGCTCTTTGTTCAAACATCCCATGTTTATGACATATAATTTTAATTTTAATTCTGTTATTTTTATAATCAACAAGTTTATAATTATATCTATCACCATGTTTGCAATAAGCATCTTCAATAAATTGTTGTGTTGATTTTCTTTGCTTATCACCTGATAATTCAATACCACATTTAGGACAACCATATTTAAGATTTATATGATTTCCTGCTCTTTGTTCAAATATACCATGCTCAGGACATATAATTTTAACTTTAATTCTTGCATTTTTATATTGTACAAATTTATAGTTATATTTATCACCATGAATACAATAAGCATCTTCTATAAACTGTTGTGTTAATTTTCTTTGCTTATCACCTGATAATATATTACTACATTTAGGACAACCATTTCCATTTAAATGATTTCCTGCTCTTTGTTCAAATACACCATGTTTATGACATATAATTTTAACTTTAGTGTTTTTATTTTTATAATTAACAAGTTTATAATTATATGAATCACCATGTTTGCAATAAACATCTCCTATAAACTGTTCAGTTGTTTTTCTTTGTTTGTTTATTTGTTTTAAAACACCACATTTTTTACATCCTTGTCCTCTTAAATGATGATTTGGTGTTTGTTCAAATACACCATGTATAGGACATATAATTTTGATCTTTGTTGAATTGTTTTTATACTGTACTAAAGAATAATCATATTTATTATCATTAATCTCTTTTGCTTTATTAATGAATTCTTGTGTAGTTAATTTTTTCATAACACCTTTAATAAAATCTTGCACTTCTAATTCTAATTTAGATATATTATTACCACATTTAGGACAATCTTGTCCATATAAATGATTTTCAGGTGATTGTTCAAAAATACCATGTTTATGACATATAATTTTAATTTTTGTTCTTGTATCAATATAATCAACTAATTTATAGTTATACCTATCACCATGCTTACAATAAGCATCAATAATAAACTGTTGAGTTGTCTTTCTTTGTTTATTATGTGTTTTTATAATTGCACATTTAGGACAACCTCTACCATTTAAATGATTTCTTGATATTTGTTTAAATATACCGTGTTTATGACATATAATCTCTACTTTGGCTCTTGTATTTTTATATTGTACCAATTTATAGTTATACCTATCACCATGCTTACAATAAGCATCTTCTATAAATTGTTCTGTAGTTTTTTTACGATCATTATAAGATAATATATTTCCACATTTAGGACAACCACACCCTTGTAAATGTACATTTGGTCTTTGTTCAAACTCTCCATGTACAGAACATATAATCTTTACTTTTGTTGAATTGTTTTTATATTGTATAAGTTTATAATTATACTTATCACCATGCTTACAATAAGCATCTTCTATAAACTGTTGAGTTGTCTTTCTTTTTGCCATCTCATTTAACTTCTTTACACATTTTTCTTTGATATTGTTTAATGCCACATTTATCAGCTTTATGTATGTTGTTATGACAATCTTTACATAATGTTATACAATTATCTGCATCCGCTGATTCTATAGGATTAACTTCTATACCTTCATAATGGTGACAATGCAATTCAACATCAGTTGCACTGCACTTTTGACATGTATAACCATCTCTTTTCAAGACAAGTTTTCTTAATGTAGGTTGAACTTCTCTTGATGTGTTATTTTTAAATCCTTTTGGATATAAAACTTGACCATAAGTAGGACATGCTTGTTTGCATGTATCAGAACAATATAAATTTTGTTCCCCTTTTCCTTTGCCATTTATACATTGTATTTTACTTCGTATAGAATTCAAAGAAGGAATATACCATCTATCACAATACATACATTTAACTTCTAATATATTTGAATCTTCTTTGTTTTTTCTGCAAAAAACACCATAAGGTTCTAACTGATTTATATATTTATCATATACCGGTATATTATTGCTTGTGTATTTTTCTTCATATATTCCTGCACATTTAGGGCAACCTTGTCCATATAAATGATTTTCAGGTCTTTGTTCAAATATACCATGTACAGGACATATAATCTTTATTTTAGTTTTTGCATCTTTATATTGTATAAGTTTATAATCATATTTATCATCATGTACTTTTCTTGCACATTCAATAAATATTTTTATTGATTTTCTTAGTTTATTTGATATTAATACATTTTTACATTTAGGACAACCTTGTCCTCGTAAATGAGCATCAGCTCTTTGTTTAAATACACCGTGTTTAAGACATATAATCTGTACTTTAGTTCTTGCATTTATATATTTAACTAATTTATAATTATATTTATCACCATGTTTACAATAAATATCTTCTATAAATTGTTGAGTTGTCTTTCTTTTACTCATAATAATTATATATTACCATATACAATTAACAATGTCAAGGGCAAAAAAATACCCCATCCTTAATTGGATGGGGTATGTTAATAATATTAAAACTATATATTATGCATGATTCATATTATTGAATAATACACGAATGTAATAGTTCTTTGCACCAAACATATGTTCATGAATAGCATATCTACTCATCAAACCAACACTTGGTTGGAATGAGTCCTCATATGTTGCCTTAGAGACCATCAATTGAATATATGGAAGATAAATAATTCCAGTATCATAAGATGAAGCTCCTTTATAACCTACAACAACATCGTCTTCTGTCGCAAACGTGTCGCGATAAACCATCATACGATTATCCATTGCACCAACTTTTGCAACACCCATACCATTAGTATTAACTGTTCCTTCTGTTGGCCAAATAGTAAATGCTGATGTTGCCTCAAGTGCAGCACACATAGTAGGTGATGCTATTACAAAATTACCAGCACCTCTTCTTGTATCAATAGCAATTTGATTAGCTTTTCTAATAAGAACATTATAAATATTTCTATATTTTTCAGCTTCCCATCTACCATCAAGATCAGTAGTATAATCTACTGTTTGTGAAGCAGCGTTTGTATTAGCAACTGTTTTAATTTTGAAAATCAATTCACGGTCGATTTCAGCAGTAATCTCATAAGACAACACATCCATCATTTCCTCTTCAAGATTCAATCCGTGCATTGCTCTAAGATCTTGTGCAACTTCCAAAGACCATCTTGATTTAAGTTTTCTGGTTCCAGCTTCAACTTGTGCTTTTTCAAGCGTCATTGACAATTCACGAATACCAGTACCATTACCAACACCAAGACCGCCACCAATTCCAGGAAATTCGTTAGGTGCAGAACCTACATCTGGAACCACTTTAGAACCAAGTTGTTCTCCTTTTTCTGTTGTAAATGCTGCAGAAGTTGCTGGATTTGCAGAATAGTAAGGATCAACAGTATTGTATCCTACTTCTGTTCCTGCTGTTCCTGCATAAGATTGGTCTGCTTTATATCTAAGTGCGAAAGCAAGTCCTACAGGAGCTGTTAAAGGTTGAACACCAACTACTTCATGTGCCAAAAGATTAGGAAATGTACGTCTAACCATAGGAATAGCAATTTTATAAAAATCTGCATCCCCTGCACTTTGGAAATTAACAGCACCCTGTGGTTCTGCTGCTGTTGCTGACCAAGTTGTTCCCTCTGACAAAATTGAACCACTGTTAGAAAGATGATTTAACTCATTCTCCAACATAATAGCGGTTACTTTTTCCATATGCTTTGTCTTAATATCAGATCCTTCTTTAATGATATCACTCCATTTTTTTACCAAAGCATTAACATCATATTGTTTCATAATTTTATTCTCCTTTTATTATTCACCAGCTTTTAATGAATCTATCCATATATTACGATATGTAGCCCATGCATTACCTTCATTTAAACTGGTTTTTGATTTTGATTTTGATTCATTTTTCTTTTTATCATCACCATCATCTTTTTTTTCTACTTTTTTCATTTGTTTTCCACACTCAGGACATTTCATATCATCCCCTTCTTTGAGTGTTTCTTTATTTCCACATTCAGGACATTCTGCCTCAAATGTGTCTCCGTCATCATCTCCATCCGCATCTTCTTCTGATAACAGTTTTAATGATTCCATAATTGTATTAAATTTTTTATCAATATTTTCTTTAATTACTTCATCACCTAAAAGATTGATAACTTTTGTTTTTTGTGATTCTGTAAGACCATCACATTTCTTACGAATATAAAGTTGTGCTGCCATTTCAGAAGCATCTTCTTCAAGTTCAAGAACGGTTCCTGTTTTTTCATCTAAAATTTTTCTCAAACTAATGATTTCATCTTTTGCCTCAGAAAGCATTGATTTAACTTCGTCATTAATTACGTTTTCATCAATAGCAAGTCTAACTTTAAACTGTTCAATCAAATCCTGATACAATTCACCAAGTTTTGCATATTTAATTACGTTTTCAGGAATAATCATTTCTTCATCAATAACACCATCAACAAAATTAGAAAATTTTGATGTAATATTATTTTTATAAGTATCGAATTTTGTTTCAAATTCTTCTACTAATTTTTCCTTTTCTTCTTTTAACAATTCAGATACCTTAGATTCAGCAAGTTCATCAGATTTAAGATCAACAACTGTCTGTAAGGTTTCTTTCAATTCACTTTGCTTAGATTCGTCTAATTTTTCAACGCCAAGCATCTCAAAAATTTTATCCATTATTGAAACCTCTAATATTTATGCAGATTTTACAAAGGTATCTACAAACCATATTTTATTCTAATATTACTTATACATTGATAATAAAATATAAAAACATATCAATAATTACATAATACAGGTAATTATTACATATCCTTTAAAAGTTGTTCTATTATATTTTTTTGATAATTAAATAATATATCTTTAGCTTCTTTTAATGATAATTTACTATCAGGTAATTCAAAAGTTTTTCCTTCAAGTATTCCATTAACAAATCTACTACCCGGATTACTTGCATCTGATACAGCATCAATAGTTATTAAATTATAATCGTTATTAACACGACCGGATTCATTAACAGTACCAAGACCTCTTGTAGAAACACCTATATTTCCTTCTTTTACTAATGTTTTTAAAATATTACCTTTAGGTGTATCAAGTATTTTTGCTTTACCATAAACATCATTACCTTTCCATTCCAAAGACTCTATAATCATTGCAATATTATCAAGATTTATATCTGATGTATCTGGATGTCCGAGTTCTCCCCATGCAGATTTAGTTTTTACTTTTTCTGTAACGAATTTATCAATTTCTCTTTCCAGAACACTTTTATCATAGATTCTATCATTTGCATTTTTAGTTTCTGCACTTGCAAAAATACCAACCATATAAGGTGTTTTGCTTTTACTTTCCCACAATTCTATTTGTGAAGATGTTTCTGTAATAAGATTTAATTTCATATTTACCTCTATTATTCATCAGAATCGTCTGATGTGTCTATTACTATTGGATCTTTCTCAAGTTCCAATTTTGTTTTTAAATGGTCATTAACAGATTGTTTTATTTCTTTTCTAAGTATTTCCTCAGAATCAGAATATTCATCATTAACAAACTTATCAAAAGCATCTACAATTTTCTCTTTGTCCATTTTAAAGTCTCCTATTTTTAATCAAACAATTTATATAATTCATCTTTATCATTTAGTATTTATGTAAATAGTAAATATTAGAAAATGGCAATAAAAAACCCCTAAACCAGTTAAGATTTAGGGGTTTTTAAAATATATTTATATTAAAAATTAATATCCATTATCATCATGTGGTAAAAGCCTTTTATCATCTTTAAAACCTTCAGCATTTGCCTTAATTGTTTCATCATCCCATTTTAAAAAATATCTCATTAAAAATGTTTTACTAAATTCATCGTTATTTGATAATGAATTGTAATTATTAATATTTGTATCAAGTTGCATTTGTGTCATTTGATTTTTATAATCATTTGGTGGTGTCATTACAACATTTATATCATTACGAGTTATTTCATATTCTTTCTTTAACCCTTGAAATTCAAGATGTAATAAAAATAAATCAGTAAAAGCTTGTGCAAATTTCATTTGATGACGTGAAAGCATTTTTGCCCATCTTATTTCATCAAGATTTATTTCTTGCGTGCTTGATCCCATAAATAAAGAATCACCTTGTCTTCGTTCTTCTGCGTTTATAACTCTTGTTATAGGATATTTTAAAGCAATATATAATTTTCTTGAGAAATAATATAAATCATCTAATTCACTAAAGCCAGAAGGATTTCCACCAACAGAACCAATAGACGATCCTCTACCATCAGAACTTTGTGGTAGAAAATAATTTTCAATTAAACTTGTTATATTAGGTTGATTTTTAATTGTACCTGATTTAGAATCAAATTCAACTTTTTGAGCCATTTTCTGTTTTATTTTATCAACAAATTTTAAAGCTTTATCTTTTGGCATAGCACCTGTATCAATATTAAAAACCAATCTTTCAGGACTTCTTACTATTCTATATATAACAATTGATGTTTCTATAAGTTTAGTTAAATTAAAAGGTTGTTTTACTTTTTCAAGATAACCTATAACATTTTTTTTTGTTCCTTTAAAAATACCATAATTAATATATATTATTTGTTCAGGAAGAAATGTAATTATATCAGGATTTTCTGTTGCCTCTTCTATAGTAAGAGGTGCTTTTACTTTTGGTTTTTTATACTGTAAAAATAATGATATTTCACCTGTTTCTTGATCTGTGATATAATCCATAGTTTCAGGTGGTAATTTTTTTAACTTCATTATTCCTAATGATTTTTTTGTTGTATTTATTACCTTTTCTATATATAATTCAGAATCAATGAAATAAGATGTAATATAATCCATAATAGATTCATCTATTCTTAATCTATTATTAAATAAATCATCAAATTGTTCTTTTATGTTCTTTTGTATATTTTCATTTTCAAGTTCTTTTTTAAGTATGTCAATAGACACTATTTTACCATTGGCATCTTCTTGTGTAGTTTCTATAGAAATATCTTCTATAACTGATGATATTTCTGGCATTTCTGCCATTGTTCTATAGTTTTCTATTTTTGCTCTTTTATCAGTAAATTGTGTATTGATAAAATTATTAAAGAATCCATTGAAAGAACCTACACTATTTTTAGCAAAACCAATATCAAGAACATCATCAAAGCCTTCACCTCTTGTATTTATCTTGGCATTTTTAGTAACACCTGATTTACCTTTGTTTTTGAAGGCTTTTGTTTCTTCTGTTATAAATTGTTTTTTTAAAAAATTAAACATATTTTTATTTACCTATTAGTAAGTTTATTAAATATTTACTTCAATTATATAATTTGCAGCAGTATCATTTGCAGAAGTATATACAGGTGCAGTATTTACTGCTGGAATTGTAGATCCAGTAAGTAATACATGCAGTCTAAGTAATGCATTTGAATTATATTGGACATATATATCATTTGCAGTATTATTAGTTATTTCATGTTGTGGTGATGTATTTGGATTTACTATATGAACTGATGAATTTAATAAACATCTTATTCCATTACCAGTATTACTTGATATCACAACATTACTACAATTAGCATGACTATCTTGATCTATATATAACCCATCATGTGTTGTACTTGAACTCATACTAACTTCATCTAAATCAGCTTGAGTATTTTTTTGCATAACTATTCCATAACCATTATATGTTACAAATCCATTATATAAATTTAAATAACAGTTTTGTTCAGCAAATATTCCCATATCCGTATTAAATGTTATTTCAAATACAGAAGCAGTTGCAACTGGTATATTTGCAGTTGAAAGTAATGTTGAATTTTCACTTAAATGAATACCATAAGAATTATTATTATGTATAGTAGAATATGATATATCAACAACAGCATTAAAATTCATAGATATACCTGTAGTATTATGTGAAAAATCAGATTTTATTGTACTATCATCATAATTAACAAAAAATCGTATCTCTGAATCACTAACACCAAGACCAACCAAATTATGTTGACAATTAAGACCTGTACCACCTAATGTAGATCTAACCCATATTACAATACCTCTATCATTATAATAAGCATTAATAGTATCTTCTGCTGATGCTGAATACCCAGCATAAAATGTTGATGATGCGATAGCCATACCATGATTATAATTATTAGAAACACACATTTTTGTGCCTGATGTTCTATGGTTTATAATAGAATCTTTTGTTGTTAATGGATAACTACAACAATTTCCAATAAAACCTTGTAAATTTATTGTTGATTGTTCTACTTCATATCCATGATTACAAGATGTAACCATAGAATATAAATATAGACTGCTAAGATCAAAATTACATTCAAGATTTTTAAAATAAACTCCAAATGTAAAACCATTAAGATGTGTTATAACATCATTTATAATACCATCATAAATACCAAAATAACTACACCCTCTATCTCCTGTAGCATGAGTATTATAATATTCATCAGATGCATTTACTTGTATACTACCAAAACCAAATTCAGAACTAATAAAATAATCATTTCCAGCAGTACTATATGTTATATACTGATGAGTACTAAATTTTATTACTGTTACAGTAACACCTGAAAGTGTATCTGGTACTTTATAAGTATGACCTGCATTATAACTTGAACTAATTTGATGTCTTCTAAATTTAATTGTTACTAATTTATTAATAACATCAACAGCTGTTATGGGATAATATCCCGCCCATATACCAACATCAGAATGATGTAAATAACTATTATCAGGAACAATTTTAATATAATCACCCACTTGTAATTGATAAAAATCAGTTCCAATAGAATCAACTTTAAATGTTACTGAATCATAATAACCATTATCAATTGAAGTAACAGCTGTAGAAAAATCAATAGATGTCATATGATAATTGCCAGTATTTAACATATCAAACTGTACTTTTATATATTTAGCATCTTTATGTGTTATTTCAAACGCGTGAGTTTCATTATAATTATACATGCCAGGAAGACCACGAATTATAACATAAGCACCAACTTTAATTCTATAATCATTAAGATATTCCATCGCTCTCTTTATAGAAAAGAATGGTAATGCTTCTGATCCATCACCTGTTGTATCTGAACCAACAGCAATTCCATTAGGTGATTGGCTTGAAGCGGAAGGTGCAAGATATAATGTCATATCAACATCTACTACACCACCTTCACAATCACATGGTCTAAAATATGTACTTGCATTTATTGTCATTTTTTATTTTCCTCTTTTATATATTTATATATTTTATTGTAAGATATATGATCCTTGTGTACTATCACCATAAGATGGTACAGTATTAACTGCTGGTTGTATCGTTCCTATAGTATTTGATCCTTCTATTAAACCAAACGAATTATAATTTGTTAATAAATCACCAGAAGTATTACTCGATATATCACAATTTCCTGTTATATTAATTTTACTATTAGATCTTATCCAACATCCCCAACTACCATTAGTTTTACATTCTAAATTATCTGCATATATAGCACTATTATAAAATACACAAATTCCGTTAGAAGAATTATTGTTACTTTTAACATTATCTATAATATTTAAATTACTATAAATTCTGCACTCAATGCCTATATTTCCATTATCATGAACATTAACATTTGATAATGAAGCTTTACTATTATTTGTAATATAAATACCTTGTGATCCATTACTATAAATATTTATATTATTAATTATCAGATTTGATTTTGTTAAATAAATACCATAAGTTGTATTACCAAATATATTAGAATCATCATTAGATTCGGAATATACAAAACCATTATAAAAAGAAACACCAACAGTATTATAATATATATCTACATAATCTAAATCTAAAACACCGTGACCAGTTATACCAATATTACAATTATAAATTTTTGCATTATTTGTAGGCACATATGTTAAACGAAAATATAATTCAGACGTTGGATATATATTAAAACCTGTATCACAATAACCTACATTAAGTCCACAACCTCTAACAACACCATCAAATAATAATATCCCTATTGAACAATAAAATATATTAGTCGTATCCTCAGTAGGTATATTCGATCCTTTATATAATGAATTACCACCATTAACAGATATTCCATCATGATATATATTTGTTGCACAAAATATATCACTTAAATTAACAATAGGTAATGTAGAATTATACATAACAACGCCATAATTACTATTATTTGAAATATAACCTGTCATAGATTCTATATTTGATTTAACAATGTATAAACCATATAAACAAGATGTTGATATACATGAGTATAAAAATTCTGTAGAATTATCAAGAAAATTGCATTCAAGATTATTAAAATATATACTTTGTAAATATCCATTTACATGAAAACATATATCATTTATAACACCATCATATATAGTTATTAAATTATATCTTTGTACATCTGTATGTGTTGTATAATATTCTGTATCTGATGCATTAATTTGAATACTATCAAAACCAAAATCAGATACAAAAAATGATTCTTTATACAATGTAGAAGTATCACTTATAGTTGTATATACATGTGTGCTATATTTAACTACTTGTATATTAACACCGCCAGGAATAGTCTCAGGCAAACGATATAAATGGCCTGCATTATAACTACCACCTTCTTGTTGTCTTTTAAATACAATAGTTATTTTTTTATTAAGTACATCAACAGAATGTACTAAATAATAACCACCCCATACAGCATATAAATGGTCTGCTAAAGCAGTTCTATCAGGTACAATACCTATATAATTACCTGCTTGTATTTGATAGAAACTTGAACCCATATCATTAACTGTAAATGTTATTAAATCATGATCTGAATTACTAACTGTTGTTACTGGATCTGTTGTAACTGTTGTTGTATGATAATTACCTGTTTCTAACATATCAAACTGTACTTTTATATACTTTGCATCTTTATGTTTTACTTCAACAGCATGATTTTCATTATAATTATACATGCCAGGAAGGCCACGAATTGTAACGTAAGTACCAACTTTAATATTAAAGTTTTCAAGATACTCCATTGCTCTTTTTATACTAAAAAATGGTGATATTAAAGATCCATCACCTGTTGTATCTGATCCAACCGCTACGCCTGTAGGTGATTGGTTTGACGCTGAAGGTGCAAGATAAACTGTTTTATCTGCAGATATTTCACCACCAGAAATATCTTCATCACAACCTTTACCATCTGCAATAACCCATCCTTTTGCAGTATCAGCATAAACTAAATATACAGACATATATTTTTCTGTTATTTCAAGAGTATCTTGAAATCCCATTATATTATGACCATTATTATCTATTATTAGTTTATTGGTTTCATCAAATGCACCAACAGAATCAACAAAATATATTGGATCACCAATAGATGCTGATACAGGTAATGTAACTGTTATAGGCCCTGATGATGTATCTGCAAAATATCCTGTATGTTTTACTGCTGTAAAATTACTTGATCTTACTTCCCATGACATACCTGCATTTTGTAAAGCATCTTCAAGTCCTGTTATAGCTGATATAGGATGGCAATCATTATCTGATCTACCACCAAGATCATTATGAACAGAACCACCTGCCATTATTTGTATCCATTGTGTTTGTGTTCCATACCACAATGAACCATCATTAAGCCATACCATTCTACTTTGATCTCTTGATGCACTAAATGTAGGTAATGACGCTAATTGTTCATTATTAAATGGCCCAACCATTTTGATATTATGAAATTTCATTTACTTATATCTCCTTTGTATATCATATACATCTATTATATTATGCATTCCATCCAGCAGAATAATCATAATTAAGAATATCAATAACTGTTTTAGAATTATCAGATTCTAAAACTTTTAATGCTTGAATATGACTTTCTTTAACACCAAAATTAGCAGCACCTCTATCAAATAAAGTTTTAGCAAAATTCTTAAATTCACCAACAGTAAAACTAACAAATACAGGATTTCCAGATCCATCTACTTCTGCTGTTTTCCATGCACCGTTAGGAACTGGAATATTATCACTATCAGACATTGTTAAACATTGATTTTGTGTTGCTTGAACACTTTTATCATCAGCATAATATTCATGACCATCAAAAGTAAAATTCTCTTCATTCTTTAATTTTTTTGTATAATTTGTATAAAAAGAAATAGCTTCAACAGCATCTTCTTTTTCTACAGGTCTATATACTGGCATTGGCATTGTACCATGATCACCACTTGGATTCATAGACATATTCATATCATATTGAAGTATTTCTGCCTGATTAAGAGGTACAAGATTTGTATCCATTTCTTCAATATACATTCCTTGTTCTTTATGGGGTTCGATTATAGTATCATCCATATTATTATAAACAACACCTGTATAAGAAGCAGAAGTTCCTGAAAAATTACTAATTATTGCGTAAAACATACACTATTCTCCTATATTTTAATTTTGAAAAATCTTTTTGAAAATCTCATCCTGTATATTGATAATTAAAGATTTGAAATATTACCAATCGGGCTTTTGATTCCCGTCAGCCAATGAAATTATTATTCTTAATTGTATTTATACAAAATACTTATTTTATAATCAATACTTCACCAGTAATTTGTGAACTAAAAGTAATTGATGTTTGTGTTGTTGAATCAAAAGAAACTGTTGCTGGTGTAATAAGAGTATCATTACTATCCATAATAGTTACATTCACCAATTTTTCACCTAAATTATGTGTTATAGTCCATGCTGATGAAGCCGTTGATATTGTTTCTCTATATCTAAAAGAATCTATATATTCTTTTGTTATTACTGCTTTATTACCTCTTGAAGATATTAAAGATACTGTTGATTCTGGAGCTGTTAATGTACCATCAGTATAAACTTCAAATCCATTTTTTCTATTACTATCATCCACCCCTATACCAATTTCATGTATAGTTCCTGTTTGTCCAACATTATATCTACCTTCAACATGCATACCATAATATGTTGAATTAGTATTTGTTGTTGTTTTAGTTCCAAGACCTTCAGCGTGTGCATATCGTACTAAAGCTCTTGTTTCATAACCTTCAGCATGTGAAGATCTTTCTGTCGCTTGTGTATTCCATCCAGAAGTAAATGATCCATAACCACCTGATGCAATAGTAGTATAACCAGTCGCAACATCCATATAACTTGTAGCAGATGTCGCATACCCAAGAGTAGTAGCATACAATCCTGATGCAATAGTATCTTTACCACCCGCAAATGAATAAGAACCTGATGCAAGAGTATTATAACCACAAGACATAGAAGCTTCACCAGTTGCATTAGTTTCTCTATTTTGTGCATGAGAATAATTTCCTATTGCATTACATAATCTATTTTGTGCATGTGCAGTATCACCTGATGCTACTGTACCATAACCTTCTGTATGTGCTGCTTGTCCTGATGAAGTTGTAGATAATCCTTCAGCAAATGACCATTCACCTGTAGCACCTTTAGTTGTACTTGATGATGTATTTGTAGAAAAATCAGTAGCGTTATTACCTATATCACCATAATAACTCGAATTTCTACCTATCAGTCTCCAACCAGTTTGGCTATTTTCAGTTATTTTTTCAAGACCAGATCTTGTATCAATAAGTTCTTTTAATGCAAGTTCAACATTATTTGTAGCACTTGTACCTATACCAGTTTGTAAATAATCATGTTCGATATATTGATCTTGAAGTAAGTTTAACCAAGAAGATGATAATCTTAGATTTATTTTATAATCCATATATTATCCTTAAATAATAAAGTAGAGGTCTATTACAACCTCTACTTTTAATTACTAATTATTAACTACTTTTAATTAAGCAACTTCAATCCAAACATCATTAGCAGAAACGGTAGCTGGTTCATTAGCATTTGTTTCTACATATATTCTTCTATCATTGATATATTCAACATCCAAACCAGCTACTTTTTGTGCTTGTGCATTAACACCAAGAACAAAAGGTGCTTGTGCTACAGTAGGTGAAAATGAATGTTGTGCAGTTATTGTTCTTGCAGTTGAAATATGAACATATTGTGTATGATCATCATCACCAAGACCAAGTAAAGCACCATGATCTACTGTACTACCACCAGAAAACTGAACAAAACCATTAGCATCAACTGAGAATTGTGAAGAATCAAAAGATGCAAGACCAGCATTTGTAACATTAGATGCAGATGCAGCATTTGAAATCTGTACAGAATAATCAACTTTATTATTAGCATCATCATATGATACAGTAATATTTGATTGTGTTCCTGCAGTTACAAGAGCACCATAAGCATCCTGTGCAGCTTCTGTAAAATCACTAATTTTTGTTGAAGTCAATGTAGGAATATCATCAGATACAAGAGCTCTAAAACTACCAACACCAGCAGAACCATCAGGTGCCGCAAATACTGTATTTTGTGTTTTAGAACCTGTAATAGCTGTATGTTCAGCAGAAGTTAAATGAAAGCGTTCTGTAGTACTACCACCTTGAATACCAGAAGTATTATTATGAGTAATAGTTGTTCCTAATTTAGCCCAAACAGTACCATTCCATACATAAACAACATCTTCATCTTCAATCCATGTCGCCATACCTTCTGAAAGTGATGTAAATTGCCATGCAGAACCATCATATTCAGCAATTTCATTATCATGACCTGCCCAATCTCCTGTAGCAGCTGATGCAGGATAAGATACAAGATATCTATCACCTGTTGCTGGTGATGCTGGTGGATCATTAAGATCTTTATCTAATACTGATTCTTGCCAATCAAGACCGGAAATAGCGGCATCAACATAAGTTTTTACTGCTTGTTCTGTTGGAATAGCTGTATCTGAATTACCAGCAAGAGTTCCATCACTTGAAAATTCATTTACTGCTACACCAGCATTAGCTTGAATTGTACTACTAACATGTAAAGGCCCTGTCATTGTATCACCAGCAACCTCAACGAATGTACTATCCGCATCTGCTGTTGTATAATAACCACCACTTACTGTTGTTGCGATACTTACATTAGCAAGATCAATCATTTGAGCAGAACCATTAACATCACCTGCTAAGGTAATGGTAGGATCATTCACATCAAAATTAAGTTTTCCTGCAGGATCATCATAAGTAACTGAAATACCATTTTCGGTATTTCCTGTTACCATTGCACCTACAATATCTTCAACTTCTTCTTGTGTTAATCCTGATGAATGCCATATTGCTGCTCCTGATGTATTATCAAGACAAACATATGAAGCATCGTTTGTAGTATCAACCCAAATTGTACCAATTTGATGACTATCATCTGTAACTGTTGGAGCTGCTGTATCAACAACTCTTTCAATTTTATTATCAAACAAAAACTTTAATGCAAGTTCAACATTATTTGTAGCACTTGTACCTATACCAGTTTGGTTAAAGTCATGTTCTACATATTGATCTTGAAGTAAGTTTAACCAAGCATTACTACCTGTTCTAACATTAATTTTATAATCCATATCTTTATTTCTCCTTTTTTAATTAAGGGCTATTACCCACAATAACCCACATTTGATAATCACCTATAGATGGTGGTTCAATAGTTCCATCATTTATAGATAATCGTTCATCCCTAACACCTGTAGATCCTGTTGTTATTATATCCCAAAATCTACCTGTACTATTTTCTTTCAATATATATGCATTTCCACTTGATGTATTTATCCATATTGTTGGTAATATAAAATCATTAATATCACCATGTGGATCAACATCTTCAACTCTGGCATTTGTTGCATTTTTATATTTATCAGCTTTTATAGTTGATTTTTTAAGTTGTCCCCATTGATCTAAATCAGAACGAGAAAATGTAAAAGTTTCATCTATATCATTCCATTTCAATCTATGTTCATTGTTATATTTATCAATGAAAATAACATTATTATTATCATCTATTTTTATATTGCCAGAGTTAAATTTTGACATTCTTTATCCTTTTTTATTCAACTGATATAAAACCTATTTTTTGTAATGCTTTTAATTCCTGTACAGAGAATTTTAAATTATCAATTTTTTCAAAAACATCAATATCAACAGGTTTTATTTTAATATCAACATCTACATTCATTAACTCAATAAATTCGTCATTAAACATAGGCATATTTTCTTTTGGAACATCCATACCACCATCTTCTGTTGGTTTTCCATGTTTTTTAATTAATTTTACTCTAAAACTTTCTAATTTAGAAAGTTCTAAATCAATATCATCAATAACATTTGACAATTCAAAAGCTATTTTAATTGGAAGGTCTGCTTTAACAAGTTTTCTTAATGCGTTTTCCGCATTTTTAATATCTAACATTTTCATACACTTTATCTCCTTTAATCTAATAATGTATCTATAAGTTTCTTTACAGGTGTTTTAACATCCTCTTTAAAAAGATCATTTAAACCTTTATAATCAGTTTTTTTCTTATCAATAGTTTTATTTTCTATTACTTTCTTAGTTTTCTTTACTTCTTTTCCATCTTCTATAAGTTCTGATACTATTATAGATAATTTATCCTCTTCTAATGATCCTTTATCAATTTTCATATCAGGTATATTTATAATTTCTATTTTTTCATTGAACGGTCTCATAAAATATTTATCAGAACTAACAATATCAAGAGTAGCTTTATATTTTCCTACTTTTAATTCATTAATAACATTTTCAAGTGCAGGAATATCTATCAATACTTTATTTTCTTGTAATTTACATGGAAATCCATAACGAACACCATTAACATGTATATTAAATACAATATCAAGATTATCACCATCTACACCAGTTGCTTCTACCATCATTACAACATTTTTTTCTTTAGTTTTATCAAACTCTAATAGCATAATATCCCTCTATATATCTTTTCATAATAGTATTTATGTTTGTTGTATTTCTTTTATATCTAAAATCAAAAATTTCTTTTTATGATCTTTATCAGTTATATTAACTATTTTTATAACTGGTATATTTTCCTTATATTCTTTATATACCCATGGTGAAGAACCACCACTTGAACCACCATTATCTTGACATGAACCTTGACATTCAGTTATATCATATTCTCTTTCATAACTACTTATATTATATTGATCAGTTATTTGTAAACGAACTCGAAATACACCAACATAAGGAAATGAATAATAAAATCTATTTAATGTCTGTCCTTCAAGATGTGATATAACATTATTATTGTAAATAACATCCCATTGATAATTTTGTACAGGTGGGCTTCCTATTATAGAATCACTTTCAAATACCAATCCACAACCATATTCACTTTCAAAGAAATGAGCAATACTTCCTATATTTATTGTAAAGTCTTCACATTTTACAACATCATTAAATCCATCATTATATGATATACATTGTCTTATTATATGTGATCCGGGTGAAATAAACGTATGATTAAAATGTTCAGTATATAATAAATCAGGATATGTTAAAATACCATCAATATGATAATCAACTTTAGATATTCTTTGAACATCACCTGTTATATTAGGTATATATTCTTTTGATTGATTTAAATAAACTGGTTCTGTCCATGTTAATCCATTATTTACATTATATATTATATGAGCAGTTATATGGTATATACATTCTAACATATCAGAATTATATAAAGTTATATAAATATCATAATCACCTATTGTTGTATATGAATGATTAAAAGGAGAATCAACAATGTTTAAATTTGAATCTATTGTTCCATCGCCCCAATTTATTTCTATAGATCCATTAGGAATACAATTTTTATTAAATAATTGTTGATTATATCTTGAACATTCTTGAAAATGTTGTTTATTAGAAAACATCCAATAATAATTATCTGTTGATCCAGTATCAATAACAGATATTATTTCATTTACATTATAACTCCCAGAAGAAGAAAAAGAACATGTAGGATGTTGATGAGATAATAATTGAACATCTTGTGGATATGTTTGTGATCCATCAAGAATATAATGAATTGCAGAATATTCTATTAAATTAGAATCAGTATGAGTAGAACTCATAGGTATCCAAAATAATAATAAAACTTCATCACCTATATTATAACTTCCTTGATTTCCTATAACATCAGGATCAAGTAAATTTATATTATATTGATGTAAATTAGATTCTGTATATCTTATATTAGACCAAGAACTTGTTGAAGATCCTGTATTGTTTGATTTGAAATATAATCTATAAGCAACATTTATTGCTAAAGTATTATTTTCATAATATATATTTCCATTAAAAGTAACATTCATAAGTATAATTTCTCTATTTTATTATACTTATGATAAAATTTTATCACTGCGTTCAATCTATATATTTTTCTATACTATATAAATTTTATCACTGCGTTCAATCTATATATTTTTCTATACTATATAAATTTTATCACTGCGTTCAATCTATATATTTTTCTATACTATATAAATTT